TGGTAAAGTGAAACCAGGATCAAAAGCTGCAAATCGACGTAAGTCGTACTGTGCACGTAGTGCAGGTCAACTTAAAAGATCTTCAGCAAAAACTCGTAATGATCCTAATTCTCGTATCCGTCAGGCACGTAGAAGATGGAAATGTTAGATAGATTTATATTAAACATACTAGGAAAAATAGATGATGCTGTTGCAAGAGTAGAAAACTCTGCAATTAAACTTGTTGAATGGTGTTGGCATTCAAGAGTAAATATATTACACAAAAAAAGGAGAAAGAAAAATGAGAAGATCAATACTAGACGCACTAAGAGCTAGATACGAAGCTGAAATAGCTGAAGCAGACGCAACAGCAAATATATATCTAGAAAATTCTGTGGGCATTGGTGAACATCCCCAACACATAGAAGAAGTAAATAAACAAGTAGAAAAAATTGCTAATGCAAAAGAAAAACTTGAGGTGTTAAATGAACTTGAGCCAGAGAAAGGAACACAACTATAATGGATGATTTAATTATAATAAATAAACTTCAAAGATTATTAAAAACTAATTATGAAACTATAGGTGAGAACATAATGTCTGGCGGGGTTGACAACATGGAGAAATACAAGTATCTACTTGGACAAGCACACGCAACACAAATAATATTACAGGAAATCTCTAACCTGCTAAATAAGAAGGAGCAAAATGATGAGTCAGGAACAGTCGTCGAGTTCGGAAACACCGAAAATAAAACTCGCACTTGAAGAAAAATATAAAGAACAAGATATAAAAGAACAAAACGAAAGAGTCGATCACACAAATGTTGAAAAGGTAGTTGATGATTTACCTACACCCTCTGGATGGAGGATGTTAGTTTTACCTTTCACCCCAAAAGAAAAAACAAAAGGCGGTTTATTAATTGCACAAGAAACTTTAGATAAGTTACGTATTGCAGTTAATTGCGGTTATGTTTTAAAAATGGGACCACTAGCTTATAAAGACGAAGAAAAATTTAAGACTGGTCCTTGGTGTAAAGAAAAAGATTGGGTTATCTTTGCAAGATATGCGGGATCGCGTCTACCTATTAAAGGTGGAGAAGTAAGAATTTTAAACGATGATGAAGTTTTAGGAACTATTCCAGATCCTGAATCAATTCTTCATTATATTTAAATAACATAGAAGGAGGAACCTATGCAAGAAGAAGCAAACAAAGACATGGTAGATATAGATACATCTGGCCCAGGAGCTGAAGTTGAATTAGAAAGCCCTAAGGTAGAAGAAGTTAAAGATCAACCAGAAGAAACAGTAGAGGTTGAACAAGAACAACCTGTAGAGAAAAAACTTGAAAAGAAAGATGATCAGAAAGATGAATTAGAAGACTACAGCGATGGAGTTAAAAGAAGAATAAATAAACTAACTAAAAAAATGAGGGAAGCTGAAAGACAAAAAGAAGAAGCTATTGACTACGCAAGAACAATAAAAGAATCTTCTGATAAGTTAAAAAAACAGTACTCTAATTTAAGAACAGGTAGTTTAAAAGATAAAGAAGAAAAAATAAGCTCTTCTCTGAAAGCTGCTTATGCAACTCTATCTGCCGCAAGAGAGGCAAATGATTTAGCCTCTGAAGTTCAAGCTCAAAAAGAAATAGCTAAACTTGGTTATGAAGAAGCTAGATTAATTGAGCAAAAAGAATACGTAGCACAAACTCCTATAAACCAAAGAGAAGTTAATATAGCTCCAAATAGAGCTAAACCTTCTGCGGAACCTGATCCTAAGGCACAAGATTGGGCTTCTAATAATAAATGGTTTGGCAAGGATACTGCTATGACTTATACGGCTTTTGATCTTCATACTAAATTAGTGGATGAAGAAGGGTATGACCCTCAATCTGATGAATATTATTCTGAGATTGACAAAAGAATAAGACTTGAATTCCCTCAAAAATTTGATACAAAAGATGAAAGGGAATCGACTAAACCTACACAAACAGTTGCTTCGGCAAAAAGAAGTGTAAAATCAAGTCGCAAAAGCGTTCGACTCACACCGACGGAAGTAGCAATTGCTAAAAAATTAGGTGTGCCACTAGAAGAATATGCAAAACATAAAAACACGGAGGTATAGCATATGAAAAAAAATGAAATAAATAAGACCCCTCGTGCCAGTCAGTCAAGGGTAAAAGAAAAAAGACCTACGACATGGACTCCCCCATCTTCTTTAGATGCACCACCTGCGCCAGACGGTTATAAACACCGATGGATCCGGGCAGAGGTTTTAGGATTTGACGATACTAAAAACATGTCAGGAAAAATTAGATCAGGTTATGAGTTAGTTAGAGCTGACGAATATCCAGATTCAGATTTTCCAACTATGAAGGAAGGAAAATACGCAGGAGTAATCGGAGTTGGTGGCCTTGTGCTAGCAAGGATACCGGAAGAGGTTGCAGCATCAAGAGCTGAGTATTTTAAAAGACAAACTCAGGATCGTAATGATGCTATTAATAACGACCTTATGAAGGAACAGCACCCAAGTATGCCAATCAATCAAGAGAGGCAGACTCGTGTAACTTTTGGTGGTTCAAAGAAAAGTTAATTTTTTAACAATTCCTACCCATTAATTTAAAATAAATAGTAATAAGGAGAAAAGACTATGGCTAACACACAAACGGAAGGATTCGGATTAAGAATGACTGAAAGACTGGGGAACACTCCAGCGACTTCAGGTCAGTCTGCGTATCCGGTCAAGTCAAATCCAGGTGTAGGTATCTATAAAGGAAACCCTGTTTCATTCCAAGATGGTTCTGGGGATGAAGGTTACCTTCAAGATATGAGTTTTGCTACTACAGATGATACTGGTGCAGGTGGACAATCGTATAATAATACGACTCAACCTTTATTAGTAGGTGTATTCAATGGTATTTTTTATGTTGATAGTACAACTAAAAAACCAAGATTCACTAATTTTGTAGATGCTGGAACGGTATTTGGAACTGACTATAATACAGGAAGTGCTGATGGCACAGGTTTTATTAATGATGACCCTTCACAGGAATACATTGTAAAAACTGACGCTGCAGCGCCAATTACCGATAATGGTAAAAACTTTAATGTAACTAATTTCACTGCTACAGATAACAAAAGCGGTCAATCTACTGTTAAACTACATTGCACTGGTGGCGGAGCCGCTACTAAAATGTGGAAAATGGTAAGAGCAGCTGATGTTCCTGATAACAATGACAGATCAGCAGCTAATGTTGATATGATAGTTGCATATAACCCAGCTAGTAACATATATATAGCATAAGAAGAATAGGAGTATAAATTATGGCAATATCAAGAGCACAACTAGTTAAAGAACTAGAGCCAGGTTTGAATGCACTATTCGGCTTGGAATATAAAAACTACGACAACGAACACGCTGAGATTTTTGACATTGAATCTTCAGAAAGAGCATTCGAAGAAGAAGTAATGCTTTCTGGATTTGGAAATGCACAAGTTAAAGCGGAAGGTCAAGGTGTATCGTTCGACGATGCTCAAGAGACTTTCACTGCAAGATACACTAACGAAACTATTGCGTTAGCGTTTGCAATCACAGAAGAAGCTATCGAAGATAACTTGTATGACAGACTTGCGTCTAGATATACAAAAGCGTTAGCAAGATCTATGGCAAACACTAAACAAGTTAAAGGTGCAAATGTATTAAACAATGCATTTGATAACGCGTATCTTGGTGGTGATGGTAAAGAGCTTTGCGCGACTAACCACCCTACTTTAGCAGGATCATTCTCTAATGAGTTGACTGTATCTGCAGATCTTAACGAAACTTCACTAGAACAATCGTTAATTGACATTGCAGCATTCACTGATGAAAGAGGTCTAAAAATTGCAGCAAGAGGAATGAAAATGATTATTCCATCTGCGCTTCAATTTACTGCTGAAAGACTAATGGAGTCTAAAGGTAGAACTGGAACAGCTGATAATGATATCAATGCAATCGTATCTAAAGGTATGATCCCTCAAGGTTATGTAGTAAACCACTACTTAACTGATGATGACGCATATTTCATTAAAACAGATGTACCTAACGGTCTAAAAATGTTCAATAGATCACCTATCAAAACTTCAATGGAAGGTGACTTTGATACTGGAAACGTAAGATACAAAGCTAGAGAGAGATATTCTTTTGGATTCTCAGACCCTAGAGGTGTATTTGGTTCTACAGGAACACCGTAAGTCTAAATCGTAAAAATCTTAAAAGGGGCCTTTTATGGCCCCTTTTTTTATGTTAGAAAGGAAAATACAAATGAAAAAACTTATCATAAATATCTGGGCATATAATTATCACACTATATTTACTATAGAATCAGAAGATAACTCAGAATCAGTCGAAAAAGCTATACTTGACAAACTAGGAGAAAAAAGTATAGTTTGGGAAAATCTTGGAAACTCTTATAGTGACCGGATGAATAGAATAACTTATGAGGAAGTTATCAATGGAGAAGATGATGCAACACTTAAACGACCTCTACCAACAAAAAAGGGGTCTGGATCTTCAGTGGGAGCAAGAGCATCTTAAAGAGGGTAGGTATACTCTCAATATGGTTAAAATAGACAGACAAGTTAGAGAAGTCTTAAGCCATATAAAATTAGCAGAAGCTAAAAAAGAGCATCTAGCTAATAAGATAGAAGGCGCAGCTCCACAAGTTTCTGTAGCTACTTAATAAAAAGCTACATCGTTGGAAAAAACCACTCCACATTACAGGCTCGCTTGCACTCTAGTTAAAAATAATGTATAAATATCGTACTATACATAAAATTGGATATCGACGCGTATAGTCGACGGCCTAGAGACGGTATTCAAATAACTAGGAGGAAAACAACATGGCAAACACAACGTTTTCAGGACCGGTCATTTCAAAAAATGGCTTTATAAATACAGGTCCTGGTATGACTGTTAGCTTAACAGCTGACACTTCACTAACAGTAAAATCTCATGCAGGAAGAATATTACTTTGCAATGATGCGGATGGAGTATTTACTCTACCAACTATCAATGTAAATGCTAATGGAAAGACTTCAGGAGATACTGATTACAACAATCTAAACAATATCGGTGCAAGTTTTTATTTTTATGTAGAAACTTTAGCAACTGCTATTAAAATAACAACTGACGGAACAGATAAGTTCAAAGGCGCAGCAATGGTTGCAGTAGATGATGGAGCTAAAAAAGCTTTTATCCCTGGTGCTACTAATGATGCTATAGACTTAAATGGAAGTACTAAAGGTGGTTTAGTTGGCAGCGTTATACAAGTTACTGCAATAGATACAAATTCGTATTTAGTGCATAACACATTACTATTAGGTTCAGGTACAATCGTAACACCTTTCGGTAATTAATAAGTTATAACGGGCTTTACTAGACTTTATAGATAAAATACTTTTATAACTTAGAGCTGGTAAGGTCCCAAATGGAAGCTCTATGAAAACAACATTTACAGGACCAGTCAGAGTCGGAAAAGGCAAAGTAAAAGGAGAACTTCGTTTAGGTGATGCGGATAACACGCATTACGTAGGCTTCGCGTCTCCCGCTACAGTTACGTCTAATCTTATATGGAATCTCCCTGCAACGGATGGATCGGCTAATCAGATATTAAAAACTGATGGCTCAGGAAATCTTGGGTGGGCAACTGATTCTGCATTATCTGTTGGTGGAACTAATGGACAGGTACAGTTTAATAACTCAGGTGCTTTAGGAGGCATTGCTGAGGGTAGTAGCGGCCAGGTATTAACTTCCAACGGCGCTGGAACTTCAGCTACATTCCAAGATGCACCAGGAGCAGGTGGATCAGTTCATGAATGGGCTGCTGCACAAACTGCAGACTTTACAGCCACTATAGGAAAAGGTTTCCCTGTAAACACAACTTCAGGAGCGGTCATAGTAACATTACCGGCAAGTGCTGCTTTAGGTAATGAAGTAGCTATAATAGATTACGCGGGAACGGCTGCAACGAATAATATTACCGTTAATAGAAACGGTCATAAGATTCAAGGAGCTGCTTCTAATTTAGTCGTAAGTACAGACAGAGCTGCTTTTACGTTAGTTTATATAGATGCAACACAAGGATGGTTGTTGCGAGAAGTTTAAAAATTTGGTATTAGATAATAAATAGGAGAAAAATATGACATCATTTTCAAGTGATCAAACAACATTAAATATGGCTACTATAGGTGCCGATACTCTTGCAAGAGCAGGTAGAGCTAGAGTTACATCTATTCAAGCTAAAGGAATAGCAAGTGCTACTTTGTTATTGTACGATGCAGCAACAGCAGGAGCAGCGGCAGCAGGAAATTTAAAAGCAACATACAATTTTGGAACTGAAGGATTAGAAGTTTATGTCCCTGGTTCTGGAATATTATTTACAAATGGAATTGTTTACAATTTAGCTGGAGCTAGCGGAAGCGCAACTGTAACTATTACAGGAGCTTAGTCTAATGGCTAACACAACCTCAGGAACAGCAACCTTTGGAAAAGGTTTTTCTATATCAGATATAGTAGAAGAATCTTTTGAAAGAATTGGCATGAGTGGGGTAAGTGGTTATCAATTAAAAAGTGCTAGAACTTCATTAAATATCATGTTTCAAGAATGGGCCAACAGAGGTCTTCATTATTGGGAAATAGCAAATAATAATTTAACATTAGTTAATGGTCAAAATGTTTATACAATGTTTAGATCAGCGTCTGATGGTACTTCAGATGCAACAGCTGTTTATGGTGTAGAAGACGTGTTAGAAG